GTCGTAGAAGAAAATGCGCCGGCGGCACCTGACGAAAGCTTTGACATCTTCAATTCGGATCCGATCTTCAGGATTCTTCCGAGCTGCTGACGATAATACTCCAGACTTCCCTCTTCGCTAGGATACGAGAAGAACTTTCCCTCAGTAAAAGAACGATGCGCTGAATTTTCGGTCGAAACAAGGTCACTGTGTGACTCAATCACCATCTTGTAGAACAGAGTCTCATAGCAGTAGATCGGAGCTGAATTCTGGTCAAAACTACGGCGTAGGACCCAATTGATTGCCTCGAGGGGATCCATGTAAGGTATGACCATGCTCAATGACCGGGATCCAGCATCTGAGACGTAGATCTTAGTCGGGTCATATGCCAGATCTTCAGTCAGGATATTCTTAACAACATTGATAGCATTGTCGGTATATGACTTTGATACCTTCTTGAATTTTGCTAGGAACGCATGACGGCTGACACCCCTGATCTTATAGGCCTGCTGCCTTGTATTACCCGACTTGGCAAATAGCGGGTATTCTGTAGCTATGAATGTATGACTGACTGTGATCTCTTTGAGTTCACTATTCTCTGGATATTCATCCGGATCAAATTCCCAGCGAGATACAGAGACGAAGATCGTTTCTTGACCAGATAACTGGTACTCTTCAAACAGGTTAACCTTATCGGCGACACTTAGTTCCAGCATAAGGAACTGGCGATATAGGCTTTCAGTAATTGTAAAATCGGTAACAATTGCAGTGATATCAATCACTCTGCCAGTATGGTTGGTCAGGGTGATCTCGTTGACTCGATAAGCTGCCGGATTATGTCCTTTCGAGTCATTAACTCCAACATTGATATTAGTTGGCATTGATCAAATTACTAAACTGATTTGCAAATCTATAAATCAAATTAGGGCGAACCACTCGTATATTAGACCGTCTTTCATTTAGATCCGACTCATAGTCATAATATGATACCGGTTCAATGGAAAAGTTTGCCTCCGATGACAGTTCTGTCGGATCAAATGCATATGGGTTATACGATTCCCGTAGTTCTAATTCTGTCTGATTGTCAATATCAGAAAAAACATCACCGGTTGAAGTAACTTTATCGGAAGCCCCTAGCGCAATCGAGGAAAGGATACAGCTACTAGCACCGCTTCCGGTAATAGCTTCGCCAGGTATAAAGGTTCCAGAAATACTGTATAAAGTATAATTTCCAGGAGTCGATACAGACGAGTAAATTTTTCCTGTTGCGCCAGATGTTCCTCCGGTCAAAATTGCTCTATTCGTAACTAATGGCAAAGAGCCACCACTAGTAGTCACTTTAGCAATTGCAGCACCGCTCACCGAGACGCTAGCGGTGCTTTCTACGTAATACTTGACAGCATCACGATATAACGAAAATGACTTGATAACCAGTGTGTCATTGTTTGATCGAATGAAACCTTCTTCGACGAACGGTTCTGTCACTCCCGGAGAAGGAACGATATCACGAATGACCAACTGGCATAGTTGAGGATTTCTGGCATAAACTTTACCGGTGCCTCGGGTCACGTATGTAGGAATTATCTTTTGCGCCCCAGTTTGCGGATCTGTAATCACCGTAGGAACTCCTGCAACTGTGATTGCCACTTCAGTTCCAATCGGGAATTCGTCCGCCAATGTATTTGTGTATAGAATTTCGCCTTCCTGGTTAATGCCAAGGTTAACCTCTGACGTCACTGCTACTCCGGAGTATTCCGAATTCATGTAATCCTCAAACAATTCTGGAGGCAATGGCCAGTTTCCGATTCCTTCTTTCAAGTGATCATTGATGATGAAGAAAGTCCAATAATAATCTGGTGTTCCATACAGGCGTTGCGATACTACATCCGGTCTCTCACCGTTTTGAATACGGTAATAGGAATACGTAGAGACGTCGTCCAAAAAGGAATAGTCAACGTTGACATACCTGAATATGTCAGTGACTTTATAGTTAACGCCTCGATTGAAAAAGTCGTATGAAGTCTTTGGAAACTGTCGAAAGAAACCCATGGTGATCAGTATTTGGCTAACTTATATTGGTCCTCGCGAGTGAGAGCCTTTGTTTCCTGGAACTTCATGCTGACATCTACTCCGATCGGCGATCCGTCTTCATGGAACATGTTGCTATCAGCATTGTAGGTTGAGGAGAATGATAACAGAAAACATTCCTCGTAAATCTTAGGAATAAACTTGTTCTCCTCAGTTCCGCTATAAAATTTGATAGACCATACCGGAGGAAAGCTCAATACTAAACCTGCAGTATTGGATGCCGGATAGAGATTCAGGCGAAAAATCGTATTGATGTCCTTGATGACCGTAGTATCGCGTTCATCCTGTGGCATCATCTTAAACGAAAACTCAAATTCGCGAACTGATGTTCCCTGAAATGATACTGCCCTTCCTGGGTTTTGCACTCGCTTTGTAGCTAAAGTTACGGCCTCGGCAACATTGGCGTATTTGTTCTCGGCGTATTCTTTTGCCAGTATGTTTGCGGCCACGGCACCGACGTTTTTAAGCTGATCGGTCATCGTCCCAGATGTCTTATCAGTGTCAAATCCTAGTAAACCCAGATCGACATTAGAGTATTCAGCATTATCGGCAAACGTCAATCCTGAAGGAATAGGAAAATGAATAGACTTTCCTCCACATTCAAATCTGACATGGGGGAAATTGGCACGCTCGTTTCGCATCTTTGTGGGAAATGCAAAAATAGAATTCTGCGAAGCTACGTACTCATTTACGTTCGCAGCTCTTTTATCGTTGTCCTGACGTGATGTAGGTGATAGGATTGATAGGCCAGGCATAAATACAGTATTTATACTGCATTCCGGAGCAATCGATTTGAGTTACAAAGGCAAATTTTCACCAAAGAATCCATCAAAGTACCGAGGCGATGTCACTAACATTGTCTATCGTTCTCTGTGGGAGCGACAGGTATTTCGCTGGCTTGACGACAATTCGTTCGTCAAGTGCTGGTCATCCGAGGAAACAGTGGTGCCATATCGGTGCAAGACTGATGGAAAGCTGCATCGATACTTCGTGGATGTCAAGATCGAATTCACCGACGGCCGAGTGTTTCTGGTAGAGATCAAACCAAAGAAGGAAACTGTCCCTCCTCGCAACACCGGCCGCAAGACGAAGAAGTACATCACTGAGGTGATGACATACGCCAAGAACATCAGCAAGTGGGAGGCAGCAAAGGAGTTTGCCGAGGACCGAGGTTGGTCGTTTGAGGTCTGGAATGAAGATTTTCTGAAAAGTCTAGGAATCAAAATCCTCTAAAATAGCCTATAAATAGTGACCATGGCGTCACTGTTCGACACACTCAGAAAAGAATCTACTGCGACCGGCTTCGCAGCACGATCAAAGGAGGCCCGTGATTGGTTCATGGATAAAGCCCGTGAACTGAATGGGCAGATCAACCGAAAGAAGCTTCTGAATGATCCTGCCGTAAAGAATAAACCGAATCCTCAGTGGGGATTCATGTATATGTTTGTGTATGATGCGCTGCACAAGGATACGCTGCCATACTACGATCGCTTTCCCCTAATCATCCTGTTAAAGCCGGCCGAGGGAGGTTTCCTAGGAATGAATCTTCATTATCTAGAGCCACGCGTTCGCGCCATCTTCCTGGACAAATTATTGGCCACACTGAAGGATGACGAGTTGACCGAAAGAACCCGCTTGCGTCTACGTTATCAATTACTGGCCTCGGCGCAGAGGTTTCGCTATTTCAGACCGTGCCTGAAGCATTATCTTTGGGATCAGATTGGTAGCCGAATTGCTCAGGTTCATGCCCCGGATTGGGAGACTGCAATCTTTCTTCCGACAGAACACTTCAAGGGTGCTACAAAGCAGAAAGTCTGGAGAGAGTCCAGAAAGGTCTATCAAAAATCATAATCATGGCATTCGACTCCATCAACGATCTCAAGAGTTACATCCAGCGTGGAAACGGTCTGGCGATGACGAATCGTTTTCAGGTTACATTGTCCGCACCATCGGGAATTAGTTTTGGAAATGACATGCGCGAATTCACCGTTTTGTGCGAATCTGCAATCATTCCAGGAAAACAAATCACTACTGCAGATTATCAGTTATTGCGCCAGCCAATTAAAATGGTAACAAGTTATATGAACGAAGATGTTGTATTTTCGTTCCTGTTGACCAACAATTATTCGATCAAGAAAGCTTTTGATACCTGGATCGAACAGATGATTTCGGTTGAAAAATACCGTGCAAAATACAAAAACCAATATACGACGTCGATCCAGATCTATCAGTTGGACAAGGATAATAATCCGACATATGGTGTCAGATTAAACGAGGCTTTTCCAATTACCATGAATGCGGTAACTTTGGACAATACTGCAGAGAATGCAATTCAAAAACTGTTTGTCACATTAGCCTATACCGACTACGAAGTACTTTCGTCACTGAACTGAATGACTAACCACATCATTAACTATGCCGCTACCAAAAATTGAAGCACCAAAGTATGAAACTAAGATTCCTTCGACCGGTAAGACCGTTCAATACCGTCCGTATCTAGTCAAGGAAGAAAAGATCCTCATGATTGCACTGGAGACGAAGAATTCATCTTCGATTCTGAATGCAGTCAAGGACATCATCTCATCATGCACGTATGGAAAGGTCGATCCTGAGAACCTATGCACGTTCGACCTGGAGTACCTATTCCTAAAGCTACGCGCAAAATCAACCGGCGAGATCGCAAAGATCGGAATGAAGTGCAGTCATTGTGAAGCCGTAAATCAGATCGAAGTAAATTTAGATCAGATCGAGGTAAAGATGCCAGAAGGCGTCGACCGCAGGATTGCTTTGACCGATGTGGTCGGAGTCAATCTGAACTGGCCAAAAATGTCGCGAATTCCACAGAATACTGGTGAAAAGGCTGATGCCAATGCTGCTATGGATGTGGTGATCGCATGCATCGATTCAATCTACGATAAAACGAAAATCTACAAGGCAGAAGATACTTCTCGTGAAGAGATGATCGAATTCATCGAATCGCTTAGTCAGACGCAGTTCGGAAAGATCCAAGAATTCATGCTGAAGATGCCTGCCCTAGAAACCAAGGTGCAGTTCAGCTGCGTCAAGTGCAAGAAGGATTCAGACATTACCCTCTCGGGTCTGAACTCTTTTTTCACCTAGCCCTCTCTCATGACACGCTTCTCAACTACTACCAGACGAACTTTGCAATGATGCAACACCATCATTACAGTCTGACAGAGATAGAGGACATGCTCCCATGGGAGAGGGAAATCTACGTTCATTTGCTAGTAGAGCACGTCAAGGAAGAAAACGAGCGAATTCAAAAGCTTAACAGACAGAAAGGAACCTGATCAATGGCACAGGAAGAAACAAAGAAAGACAGTAGCGGATCCGGAGAAGCTTCAATTGTGGCTTCTCCGCAGACACCCGTTTCTTCCATCGTGCCGCAAGGACCTTCAGGAGGTGCTGATGCATGGATGTCAGCATCTCCAAAGTCTGAGGCCTCATCACGGTCAGAGACAGAAGCAGCGGCCACGGAAGAGTCAGCTCCAAAGAAAAAGAAAAAGTCAGGCGGAATAAAGAATCCGGAAAAGACCTCTGCAAAAGAACTACTGAAGCAGACAGAGACCCTTCGTGATGTTTCCAGAACTCTGGAAAAACTCAATGATGGTCAGAGAAGAATGGAGAAGGACAACAAGCAGGTTCCAAAACTGCTTGAGGCAGTTGCTGAGAATATCAGCATGACGATTTCTCCGTTGACAAAGATGGCGCAGAATATAAAGACACTCTGCCAGGTCACAGAAAGAAACCTACCTCAGATCGAACATTATGTCGGCAACATGTTCACGATGTTGTACGATGCGATTGACGAGGATAGAAGGTTTCGCTTGCAGGACATGGAGAATCGCCGTGAGTTTGGATCAGCGATTGCAGACCTTACTGATGCCATTGACAAAATCGGAACAGGATCAGCCGGTAAGGCAGAAGAAACAAAGCCAAAATCAGCGGGAGGAATTGATTGGTCCAAACTTGCCGGCATTGCAGCTGCAGCGCTAGCATTTATTCCAGGAATGATTTTAGGGTTCTTCAATCAGATCGCAAAGGAGATCAAGGCGATGTTCTCAGAAACATTGCTGGCCAGAATTCGAAAGATTGGAACATGGATATCTGGTAAATTTGACAAGATTGTGTCCGGAATTAAAGGAGTCTTTCGTGCCATTACTGAACCTATCGGAGCCTTCTTTGAAAGAATGGTCAGCAAGGGAAGAGCATTGCTGAGAATAGTTCAGGAATCGCCTTTTGGAAAATTTTTGTCTGGATTAGGAGAAGTGTTCGAGAGAATCGGAAGCAAGGCGAAGGCGCTCTGGAGAATCGCAATGAACTCTCCGGTTGTGAAGTTTGTGGAAGAACTCGGAGTCTTATTCAAGAATCTGGGGACAAAGTTCATGGATATTGTCGGATCTGTTAAAGAAGTAATGGGAGTCGGAGCTGAAGGTACAGGATTCTTTTCGAAAATAAAGGACGCTTTCAAAGCGGCATGGGAAACAATCACAGGTCCTTTCAAATCATTTAAGGAGGCCTTCGCAAAATTGGCACCCAAGTTCTTTGCGATGGGAGAAATCTTCGGTAAAATCATAGGCAAGCTCGCCTTGCCGTTGACGATCGTGATGGGAATCTGGGACTTCTTCAAGGACTACAGTGAAAAGAATGGATCTTTTGGCGAAAAATTTCAGGCCGGAATGATTGGACTTGTAAACGGATTAGTAGGATGGATCGTAGACATTCCAAAGTCTCTTATCTCATGGATCGCCGGAAAACTGGGATTCACCCAATTTGAAAAAGAGCTAGATGCAATATCATTCAAGGACTTCTTCACTGAATTTATCAAACAAGGGCAACTTCTATTTGAAGGATTCTTTGAGTTCATCCTGGTTACGATACCTAAATTCTTCTCTGATATTGTGCCGAAGATCGTCAGCAAAGCAGTCGATGTACTAGGAGGAGCCTGGGATTGGATCGCCGATGGTATCAGAAATATCGCGGAAAACATTAAATCTAATTTCATGGATATGTTCTCCGGTCTTGGAGAAATTGTAGATTCCATCAAAGGCTTGTTCGCTGGAGAAGTAGATTTCAAGACATTGTTTCTGCAGATGATCGCCGGTATTGTTAAAACCTTGTTGTTCCCACTGAATGGTGTAGCAAAACTCGTAGGATTCAATATAACGGAAAAGGTACTTGATCTGCTTGGTCTAAAGTCTTCTGGAAGTGGATCTGGAGCTTCTCCTGCTGCAGCTCCTGCATCTGCTGTTTCTGCAATGCCTGAACCTACGTATACTCCTGGATTTTTGCCGGAGTTCAAACAAGAACTGGCTCTCAGAGAACGTATGGTGCCTAATGCTCAGAGAGCAGATGGACAGCAGCTCTCAGCAATGTCAACACAGACTCAGGCTGCAAGAGACGAAGCTGCACTGACTGGTACTGGATCGAATGTTGTGGATGCCTCAAGCCGAACCAACATCATCAACAATAACCAGACAGCCGCAGTCTCAGGATCCGACATACCAGATAGAACTTCCGGCGTGTTCATGATGAGATTTGGATACTAAAAAGGGTGTACCGATTTGGTACACCCTCGATGAAGAACCTTTCAGTTCAGATTAGTCTTCCTTGGCGAGCTTAGCGAAGTAGGACAGCGTGTCCTCATCTTCGCCGTCGTCCTGCTTGGCTGGAGCCGAGCGAGGCGGAAGAGCTGCAGCGGTACGGGGAGCCGGTGCTTCAGTCTTCTCATCTAGATCAGTTTGC